ATGCCTAAACCTGCGCCGAGGAGAAAATAATGTTCGGAAGAAATCGCGTTAGCTTGCCATATGTACGAGACTATGCTGAAGCAATAGCAGTCGAAGCTAAAATCAAACCCATGCGTGGCAAGGATGTGAAGCCGCTAGGTAGACGCAGTAACCACTTTATGCAAAATATCCGCAAGGACTCAAACGGTAATGTCATGTGCCGTTTGTATGCTACGGATGTGCTTACCTATCAACCTGATGGGATGATTGTGGTCAAACTAAATGGCTACGTAACGCAGAGTACTTGTTACTTTGTGACTGAGTTGCTAGGCGTAGACTGTTTTATCCGCGACCACAGAACGTGGATCAAATGCGATAACCGCTACGTGCCGCTAAATTCAACCGAAGAAAACTTTTTCAAGCGTGAGGGTGGTGCGCTTAAGCCACTAAAATATACCTACCCAGTTAAACACACATTACGCCGCAAAGAGGCTAACAATGTTAGGCGCATGGTGCAGCCATTCCGCGACTACTTGGCTCTGATGGATAAGGTGCGCGAAGATGGTATCTACACAATGCAGGAAATTAAAAACGGAGTAAAAAAAGTAGGCTCAAAGATAGACCCTGAGAAGCTCATGCAGTTAATCATGCCTGTGGAAGGGGAAGATAAAACCGAGGACTATTACAAAGCAAGCCTGTTACTTGCAAGTAACATCCATAACCACTGGGCTCAATCTATCTACATGCCCACAGCCAACGCGCTACAACAGTTAGACCACATCTTGTTTCGGCACTTCCGTGATCAGGTGTTCGAAGCGCATGAAGTTACCGATGGCAGTGTGGTGAAGGATGCTTACCGTAGGTTCTTTCTTTAGTAAGTGCCCCGACCAAAGTACTTGACTTAGGTGGTATTATGTGGTACAATGTTAATAAAGTAAAGTAGTGTGTAGATGAAGTGCAACGCTGGTCACAACCTAACAATGTTAGGTATAACGCAGTAGGGGTAGTTAATAAACCACAACAGGAGATTTTATGGCAACGCTTAACTTTGGCAAGACCGTAACTTTGAAGCAAGCAGCAAACATCATTATGAGTACGCCGATGAATCGGTACTTTTTACAAGGCGAACCCGGAATTGGTAAATCATCTTTGCTTACTACGTTATCAGCAAGCCTACCAAACCATGAAGTTGCGTACATTGATGTACCTAACATGGACTTGGGCGATATCGCCATGCCTGTGATCGACCGCGAGACAAAAACCACAGCCTACTACCCAAACAGCCGCTTCAAAATACACTTGGGTAAGCCTGTCATAACAATGTTAGATGAGTATTCAAAGGGTGTTGACCCAATCAAAAACATGCTGCACCCCATGTTGGAAGTGAAACCGAGACTAGGTGATTTATTTCTGCACGACGAAAGCATCACGTTTCTAACTGGCAATCTAGGTAGCGATGGGGTGGGCGATAGCCTGAAGGCGCACAGCCGCAATCGCATTATTTCGCTACACGTAAGCAAACCAACCGCGAGCGAGTGGCTAGAGTGGGCAGTTAATAACAACATCGAGGGTTTAGTTATGGCGTGGGTTGATCAGTTTCCGCATGCGATGGCATCCTACCTTGACGAGGGGCAGGATACTAACCCCTACATCTACAACCCAAAGAAGATGCAAACCGCATTCGTGTCGCCGCGATCCCTTGAGCGTGTATCTAACATTGTTAGGGTGCGTGACAAGTTGGATACCGACTCACTTATCTGCGCCATGACTGGTGCGGTGGGTGAAGCAGCATCTAGGGATATGCAAGCATTCGTTGAGTATCAGGATCAAACACCTACGTGGGAAAGCATCATCAAGAACCCAAAGACAGTTGCAGTACCCGATAGCGCAGGTGCGTGCTCGGTGGTGGTGTTTGGTGCAATCACTCGCATCACCAAGGACACAATCGCACCGTTCATGGATTACTTATCGCGGTTCGAACCTGAGTGGCAAGCAACATTTGCAATTAACGTAGCAAAGAATCCACAGAAGCAAGGTATTGCTTTCTCAAGCAACGCATTCAAGCAGTGGGTACTAAAGAACGAAGATTTACTTTAATTAACGGGGGCTAACAATGTTAGGTACTGAACAAAAAGATAAAGAGGAACGCCGCCTCAAGAAAGTGAAGATAGGACTGATGCGTAATCCTAAGTTCGCTTTGTGGTCAGGCATAATGATGGTGGGCAAGACGCACGTAAGCGAGACTTTCCCTACCGCATGCACCGATGGGCGTAACGAGATATATGGAAGAGAGTTCATCCGTTCGCTTGATGACAAGGAGTTGGGGTTTGTAATCCTGCACGAGAATCTGCACAAGGCTTTCCGTCACCTGTATACGTGGCGCAAGTTGCGTGACATTGATGCGCGATTAACAAACTATGCTTGTGACTACGTTATTAACCTGATGCTGGTTAATATGGATACAGACAATTCATTCATTTCCATGCCGCACAAAGATGGAAAGATGATGGGTCTGTATGACAAGCGATTCGAAGGCATGCACACCAAGCAGGTGTTCGACATACTACGCAAGGAGAAACGTAGCGATGGCGAGTGTGGCGAAGGTGAGGGTGAAGGTGGGTTCGATGAACACGATTGGGATGGTGCAGACAAGCTATCGGATGAGGATAAGAAAATCCTTGACCGTGATATTGATCGCGCCTTACGTCAGGGTCAGATTAACGACCGCAAGCTAAACGGTAACGGAGCAGGTGGAACAAACCGAGAGCTTGGCGATTTACTTAATCCTAAGGTTGATTGGCGCGAAGTGCTGCGCGAGTTCGTTAAATCTATCTGCAACAACAAAGACACATCGTCATGGCGCAGAGTTAATCGCCGCTTTCTATCGGGTGATATCTATATGCCATCGCTAATCGGTGAGTGCGTAGGGCGTATCGTTGTTGGCGTGGATACATCAGGCTCTATCGGGGGAACAGAGTTAAACAAGTTCTTAAGCGAAGTGCAGTCTATCGCTAATGACGTAGCGCCTGAGAAGGTGGACTTGATCTATTGGGATTCACGAGTTGCAGCGCACGAGGAGTATGCAGGTAGCACGCTATCTAACATTGTTAGCACTACTAAACCAAATGGAGGTGGAGGTACTGATCCTACTTGCGTGATTGATTACTTGAAAGAAAAAGCTATCAAGCCTGAGTGCATCATCATGCTAACCGATGGGTATATATCTAATTGGGGGGATGATTGGAATGCACCGATTCTGTGGGTGGTGGTTGGTAATGCAGGGTGCTATGCCCCTGTGGGTAAAACAATTCATGTGGAGGACTAGCATGTCAAAGAAATCGGTAGTGACTATTGGTTATACCAAGTACGTTATGGATACTCAAAAAGCATTAGCGTTGTTAGACATACTGGCTGATGCTGAGCTTTACGAGGACAAGTACCGTACAAAGGAGTCAGGTGGTACTACGTATCACGTGTGGGAACAAGACAATGCAGAGAGTTTGCATTTACGGTTAATGCCCGATAGTTTTTATCGTATGTGTAAGTTGGCAGGTAAACCTGAATAACAAGGAGAATGATATGGGGATCACATCAAGCGCAGTATTAGTTGAGCTTAACATCAGCGTGTGGACTGCAAACAAACTGGATCGTTACCAGACAGATAAAGTAGTTGCAGATAACTCAGCAGTACGAGATGCCGCACAGGTGCGTAAAAATTTAATGGCGGGCACTAGCATGCGTAAGGATATTGCAGACTACGCAGCAGGTTCTCGCTTGTGGCATAACACGCGCACACTACCTTGGGCAGATAAGGGGGCGAGATTGCTACCGACTAGCCTGTTTATGGATTACAAAGCAGAGGCTAACGTGCGCCGCGATACTTTTAATAACATGGTGGATAACTTCATCACGCACTACCCTGCACTGGTGCAGACTTCGCAGAATTACCTGCGAGGATTGTTTAATCCTGAGGACTACCCTAGTGCTGAAGAAGTGCGAAGCAAGTTTGGCTACCGACTAGTTTTCTCGCCTGTACCTGAATCAGGGGATTTCCGCTTGGCTATCGCCGATCAGGACTTGCAGGATATACGCAAGCAGTACGAAGATAACTTTGATGAGCGTCTAGCCGAAGCCATGCGTGAGCCTTGGGATCGCATGCACAAGTTGCTTGTCAGCATGTCAGATAAGTTGACCGACAACGAGGGTGATGAGGAAAACAAAAAGCGATATCACGATACGTTAGTTACTAACGCGCATGGCTTATGCAGCATGCTAACGCACCTAAACATAACGAAAGACCCGAAGTTGGAACAAGCGCGGCGCGACCTTGAGCTAACAATGTTAGGTGCTGATATCGAAGTAATCAAAGAATCGCCCGAGGTGCGTAAGGACATGAAGGCGAAGGTGGATGCAATACTCAACAAGTACAAATGGTAAGGGGGTAACAATGGATCAGATTAAATTTCATTACGAGCAAACTGATATACCTAACGTAGTAATCCAATACGATAAGGAACGGGCGAAACACATTCACGATAAAACTTTAGAGAGTGATCCCAATGCGGATATACCCCTGTATAACGCAGCGCGTATTTCTTCTGATGCGCGTGAGTTTATTTCTACTCTAGCGAAAGCTAATCCACAGTGGACATTGATTGGGGTGCTTAGTTATACTGCGTACTATCCAACGGAAACCCCTGCGGATATTGAGTCGTTTATAGTTGAACACAAAAACGAGCAGCTAGGTAACTTACGCATTTGTAAAACTTGGCACAATCGAAAGCAGGTAGTTAAGTATGGGGTTAGTAATCAGCGTATTGCTAGTAAACGAGAACGCGGTAGCGAGATGGTTACTAAAGATATGGTACGTGCAATTCGTACAGTGCAAAAACAGTTTAGCAGTAAAACCGCAAACGAGCATCTAGGCGAAGCCACTGAGAAACTTGTTAGCAGCATGAACCGTGAAGTACGCAACCACAACCGACTGTTTGATGTCGCTTTTTCTAAGTACATCGGTGCGTTGCAAACCCACATCCTACTTAACTTAGATAAGTTTAACGATATAGTTGCGCCACACCTTCAAGATAAATCCCTAATAACAGAGTTGCCTAAGCTATATGATCGGTTCGAGCTAGCAGAAAACATAGCTGTCAGTAGCAATAATAACTACGGTACTGTCGTAGTAATAAACGGTGGTGAATACATGGTGGCGTTCAAACACGACTCAGTTGTGATGGGGTTTACCACTGACACACTACCGCCAAGCGTCAAGCAACACATCGGTATGCTTAAGCTAATCCAAGATGGGGAGTTCTTGCGTGATGTGGGGTATCGCCATGATGAAAACACGTACTACGTTGTAGACGTGAAACCCGATGAGTTTACAAAATGACTACTGATACTAGAGCATATCCTAAACGAGGCAAGGGGAAGAAGCCTGCATTGCTGCATGTGAACATACGCCTACCAGTTGAGGTGTTAAATTTTTACAAGCAGTACCCTAGCTATACTCAGAAGATGCGTGAGATATTAACGGCACACGCAACAAAGCCGACCACGACCTAACATTGTTAGATGCCGTCTAAGCCACCTTCGGGTGGCTTTTTTATTGTCTACCGTTTGACACAATCCAATTTTGTGATATCATACGGTTATGGCATCGACCCCCGAGAAAAAAGTAAAAGACAAAGTTGTAAAGATTCTGAAGAAGCATGGAGTCTATTACTTCTTTCCTGCTACCTATGGCATGGGTAGAAGCGGTGTGCCCGATATCATATGTTGCATTAAGGGTAAGTTCTTAGCCATTGAGTGCAAAGCAAACGGTAACAAGCCGACCGCGTTGCAAGAACGCGAAATCAATCTAATACATCAAGCAGGTGGTATTGCTATTGTGGTAGACGAGAATAGCTACGACTCTCTCTACGACTTACTACCGCAGTTGAGCTGACATACAAAGGGGATACTTTGGAAGTAGAGAACAAAGGCATACAGATGTTGATCCGGCGCATGCAAACTCATCCTGAGGAATTTTCGCTGTACATGAACCAATCCCGAAATGATAAGCACAGAAGGTGGGAATGGATCATTAACGAAGTGCTGCACAAAGAACCGCACACGAGCGATCTACGTTTTCTTTCTGAGGCTGACTTTTTAATGCTGAGAGACAGACTGCTCGCAGCGCAGGGGGAAGCGTTCACAAGCTACATCATGTCTGAGCTACTGCGTGATGACAAAAAAGATATCGGCAAATAAGAGCGGACGCCATGATAGTGACCAAAGAGAATAGTGGGAGGACTTTTGAATTTATTAACCATCGACTTTGAAACGTACTACGCAAGCGACTTCAGCCTGTCAAAAATGACAACGGAAGAGTATATCCGTAGCGGTTCGTTTGAAGTTATAGGTGTTAGCGTTAAAGTTGATTCAGGCGATACAGTTTGGTTCTCAGGCACTAAGCAGGAGACGAAGAAGTTTCTTGACCGGTTTGATTGGGCTAATGCTATTGCACTTGCACACAATGCTGTGTTCGATATGGCTATCCTGAATTGGCACTTTGATATCCGCCCTAAAAAGATTGCGGATACGCTGTCTATGGCACGTGCTGTACACGGCACAGAAGTAGGCGGTAGCCTCGCGGCTTTAGCTACGCACTATAAACTAGGCACTAAGGGTACTGAGGTAATCAATGCGCTAGGCAAACGGCGTATAGATTTTACAGCCGATGACTTAGCGCGGTACGGTGATTACTGCAACAATGACGTTGAGCTTACGTATGCTCTGTTTACCGAGCTAGCTTCAGGCTTCCCCATATCAGAGTTGAATTTAATTGACCTGACCATCCGCATGTTTACTGAGCCAGTTGTTGAGCTAAACGCAGAGAGGTTAGAGTATCACCTTGATGAAGTGAAGCAACAGAAAAGTATGTTGCTTGATACGGTTAAAGGCACAGAAAAAGATCAGCTAATGTCTAACCCGCAGTTTGCCAATATCTTACGATCCCTAGGTGTTGAGCCTCCCGTAAAAATTAGCCCTACGACAGGTAAAGAAGCCTTTGCCTTTTCAAAGACTGATGAGGCTTTCAAGGCACTACTGGAACACGAAAACCCGACGGTGCAAGCCCTTGTTGCTGCTCGGTTGGGCATTAAATCCACGATTGAGGAAACGAGAACCGAACGGTTACTGCAAATTTCCAAGCGAGGTTCGTTACCAATACCCCTACGCTACTATGCAGCGCATACCGGTAGGTGGGGTGGTGATGACAAAGTAAACATGCAAAACCTGCCAAGAATCTCTAAGTTGAAGCAAACAATGAAAGCACCGGATGGATACCGGTTCATCGACTCCGACTCCTCACAGATCGAGGCGCGTACGCTTGCGTGGTTAGCTGAGCAGGATGACTTAGTTGAAGCGTTTGAAAGGGGTGAAGATGTTTACAAGATCATGGCTTCTGCCATTTACGGCAAGCCAATAGAAGATATCAGTAAAGACGAGCGGTTCGTAGGTAAAACTACAATTCTCGGTGCGGGTTACGGCATGGGGGCAGTTAAGTTTCGTTCTCAGTTGAAAGTGTTTGGTGTAGAGCTACCGCAGCAGGAGTGTGATCGGATCATTAGTGTTTACCGCGAGACATATCCATCCATACCGTTACTGTGGAAGCAAGCAGGACGAGCCCTTGATGCTATTGCTAGAGATCAGACAGCACCGCTAGGACGCGCTGGTGTTCTAAATGTAAGCGGATACGCAGGTATCCAGTTGCCCAATGGGTTGTACATCAAGTATCCAAACCTACGCCGCTTAGTAAACGATGAGGGTAAAGAAGAATTAGTGTACGACACTAAAAAGGGTAAAGCAGTTGTACCTAACCGTATCTACGGTGGCAAGGTTATAGAAAATGTTTGCCAAGCACTTGCACGTATTGTGATTGGTGAGCAGATGTTGACTATCGCTAAGAAGTATCGTGTGGCGATGACGGTACATGATGCTATCGGTTGCATCGTGCCCGAGCAAGAAGAACAAACCGGCAAGGAATTTATTGAAATGTGTATGCGTATGCGCCCTAACTGGGCTCCGGATTTGCCCCTGAATTGCGAAGCGGGTTCCGGACAATACTACGGAGACTGCTAATGACAGCAAATGAAAAACAAGTTGGTGGTAGCCATTACAAAGGCAAGGGCATTCAACCGTGGGATTATATTGCGGCGAACAATATCCCTTACTTTGAAGGCAACATAATTAAGTACGTTAGTAGATGGCGAGACAAAGGCGGGATAGATGACCTGCGTAAAGCAGGGCACTACTTGGAAAAACTGATTGAGTTAGAAACTAGAATGGAGGATAAAAGTTAATGGCTAAATGGTCTGACCTATGGAAGTTACCAAAGAAGGAACGAGCAGAGGCAATTAAGAAAGCGAGGTTCACCCCGCCATCCCCTGCGAAACCTAAAGGCAAGAAAGCACCACATGAGCAATCTTTCAATAAATCATAGAGGATAAAATGAAATCTACTAAGCAAATTGCATTTACACGCGCAATTAACTTACTTAAGGCATCAGGTGCGGTATATGAAGTACACTTTGAAGGTAAAGTGTATGGGGAGCTACCTAAACAAGCCACACGAAAGTTTAAGTATGGGCGTGGTGTGGTTAAGGAGTACGTCATGCCGTTTATACAAAACTTAGAAAAAGGCGCATCAGCTAACATCCCTGTGGGTAAATACGATTTGGCTACGCTACAGGGAGTAACTACGGCATGGGCGGCATCAATGTGGGGTGCGGGTAATTACGTATCACATATGTGCAAAGAAAATAATCACGTTGAGCTACTTCGCGTGAATTAAAGACTATGGGGGAAAGCGGATGCCGCGTTAGTTACATTGGGACGATGTAATTAGACGGACGCAGCGAGTACCCCGCCTATTTGGAGCTAAATATGGAAGAAGTCTTATTTAATTTTTTCGTACTATTCTTTGCGCTTAGTGGTGTTGTCGCATGGGCATCTGCCATAGGGATGGCTGTGCTTTACTTTTTTATTTACCGCGACTTACATCGCGGGTTTGACAAGGACACATTCGAATGAAGCCAATTAAGAGTACAGTATGGCTGATTACAATTTTAAGTTTATTGGCGGGTTGTTCTTCGCTAGGCAATTCATCGGAATCTGCATTGATTGTTGAGAAGGAGGTGCAACCCCTATCAAGAACCGAAGTGATCACCGGTATTAACGAGTGCGAAGCAGCGGGACTACGCCCTACTGTGATTAGCACAAGGCGTAAGATAAACAACCAAATGACGCCCACAATCGTTGAAGTTACCTGCTTACCAAAACTTAAGTAAGGAGACAACATGAACTTCGTTGAAAAACTAAAGATGCACCTAGAACACATCTTGATGCGTTTTAACTACATTGA